CTGCGCCGGAAACACCCAGAGAAACTCCCGTTGAGGAAGCCGTCACCGGCTGGGAGGGCGACCCGCCATACCGGTACATCGACGTGAGCCGCTATCAGGGTGCGATTGACTGGGCGCAGGTGGCAGCGGCGGGCTACAAGGGAGTGATGCTCAAGACGGTGAGCACCAACCACAAGCTTTCCAAGCGGGCGGATGGACTGTACATCGACCCAACCTTTGAGGACAATTACCGCAACGCCAAAGCGGCGGGTCTGGACGTGGGTGTCTACTACTATACCTACGCCACTAATAAGGACATGGTCAACGCAGAACTCTCCCTGCTGCGTCAGGCGGTCTACGGCAAGGAGCTGACTTTGCCGGTGGCGGTGGACGTGGAGGATAACCGGCTTGGCAATCTGGACAAGCAGAGCCTGACTGACCTGACCGCCTACGCTCTTCACGAGGTGGAGCAGCTGGGTTTTTACGCTCAGCTTTACACCTACACCAGCTTTGCAAAGGCGCATCTTTTTGTGGGCGGTGCGGCTCTGCACCCTTATGACGTATGGCTTGCTGACTACACCGGCAAAACACCCAACGTGACGTTTAACTACAACGCTCACCAGCACACCAGCAAGGGCGCTGTGCCGGGCATCAGTGGCAACGTTGACCTCAACGTGACCACCCTCAACTACCCCAGCATCATAAGCAAGAAGGGTCTGACCCGTCTCCGGGAGGGTGCATGAGCGAAAAAGAAGCTTTGCTGTGGGTTCTGGGCATTCTGGGCAGCCTGTGTGCCGCAGCCATCACAATTGACAAGGTACTTGAAATCATCCATAAGTACATCAAAAAGGCAAAAGCCCCCGACGATGTGCAGAACAAGCGCATTGATGCCATTGAAAAGCGACTGGATGCGGTAGAAACTGTTTCCGCGCAGCACGCCGCAGCTCTTAGGCGTGACATGACGCGATTTGACGGCATCGATGAAGAAATGCGTCTCGTCCTTGTTGGCGTGCAGAACCTTTTGGATGCGCAACTATCCGGCAACAACCGAGAAGGTATGCAAAAAAGCAAGACCGACATTAACAACTACCTACTGAAAGGAGTAACAAATCATGGAAGCAATCTTTAACTTTATCCCCGCACCCATCGCACTGGTGCTGATGGTCATTGGCTTTGCCGCGCTTGCCGTTGGTGCTATCCGGCTGGGGTACAAGCAGTACGTCAAGCAGTGGGCGCTGGAGCTTGTGACCATCGCTGAGGACAGCATCATGGGCAGCGGTCAGGGTGCTAAGAAAAAGGCACAGGTCTTTGCCGCGCTGCGCGGCGCACTGCCGGACTGGCTGAAGCCTTTTATCACCGATGAAGTGCTGGACAGCGTGATCGAAAAAGCTGTCAGTCTGATGAAGAAGGCACTGGCAGAAAAGAAGCCCACGATCGGGAAGTAAGGAGGATATCATGGCAAGCACTACATACGACCATTTTGCCAACCCCGGCAAAATGTACGCCGCACAAGAGCATTTTCGGCACGTCACAAAAATGGTCTGCGCACGTCTTCGTGGCCTCACGAAAACATACCATTTTCCCGACGTTGCCAAACTGGTGACGTTTTGTCACCAGTTTGCCGTGCTTGGCACTATGGTGCGCAACGCCGGACAGCTGCCGCAGCCCTTCTGGCTCGGTGCTGCCTGTGGCGGCGGCTCGCATAGTCTTTCCGCCAGCGTTGCAAGGACTTAATGCAGAACAAATAAAAGCTGTGATAAAACGTGCGCCGCTTGGGAGGTATGACCGGAAAATCGCCCGGTTGCGGTACGTTGACCAGCTATGTCAAGTTGATATTGCAGCGCGTGTGCCGTATTGTCGGACATCAATCGGCAATAGGCTGAAAATTATTGATAAAATGCTGGGCGTGTGATATAATAACATCAATTGGGTGCGATTTTTTTCACGAAACGCATTGAAGCGGCAGGCTTTCGGGTCTGCCGCTTTTCTTTTTGCACGATTTGTGGTATAATAATCTCAACAAATCCACCCGGCCTCTCGAAGAAGCGCAACAGGGTGGATATCTGAACACGTCAAGCCTCTCAACGATGCGTATCATGGCGTGTCTTTTTCGTTGATACAGTCTCCCGTCCGCCTACTTATAGTGCGTACCATGCGGGAGACGATTTTATATGAATTATGGCAAATAAAATATATCACTTTTTGTCCCGCGTTTTGTTCGCTCTGATTATTTTTGGGGCGACATCAAGCGTTCTAAAAACCGTCCTTCCATTTTGGCATAGTGCATTTATAGGCGTGGTTTTATCGGTATATGCGTCTTTGCATTATACGCCATACGATTTATGATTTGAAAGGCTACGGCCTTTGTAGAGAGCGGCATTGCCTGTGGGCGGTTCCGCTCTTGATTTTAGACTTTGCCGTTTCGGTGGCATAAAAAATCCCCTGCTTTGTCGAAGCCCTGCGTGCCACGCTGGGTACTTGTAGGCAAAGTGGGGGATTTTGTTTTATTTACACTAGTTTTGTCGAAGCTCTTGTCTTGCAAGTCAAAACGTGATATTTTATTTTTGCTTCCAATGTGAAGCCCTTAACAGTTAAGCGCTCATGCGGATTTTTCCGTATGGGCGCTTTTCTTTTTTGTCCTTCATTTGACGTTCCTTGTCTTTCGTTTTCTGCCGATGCGGTACACTGGAAACACAAGGAGGGATGTTTTATGAGCTATTATCCGGCACCCGGAGCGCCCTACGTTCCGCAGCAGCCTGTCAACCCTTATGGCGGCATGGGAACGGTAGGCCTTACCACTTCCCTACCGAACGCGCAGATGCAACAGGCACAGCCGCAGCGTCCGCAGCCGATGAATGGGCAGCAGCCTGTTCAGCAGTCGGTACAAGATGGCGGTTGGTTGCTTGGCAGACCTGTTTCCAGCAGGGAGGAATTTCTGGCAATACCGTCTGACCTGTACGGCAGACCGACCTACTGCCCAGACTTGCGCAGTGGCGTGATCTACTGCAAGCGTCTCAACCCAGACACCTGTGAATCCTATGTGCAGGAGTTTTACAGCCCGGAAGCATGGCGCCAGATGCAGGCGCAACAGGCACAGCAGACCGCTGCACCGACACAGCAGTATGTGCCTATTGAGCAGTACAACACCCTCGTCCACCGTCTGGATGAGCTGGAAAAGTGGCAGAAGAGCTTTTCTAAGCCAGCTGCCGCAGCGAAGAAAGGAGAATAAGCGATGTCCTCTCCGTTTGATATGATTACTCATAGCCCCATCATGCAGCTTGCAAATCTGGCTCGCGCCGGGCAAAACCCGATGGGGCTTATCCAGCAGTTAAGCGGGCAGAATGCTCCTATCATGCAGGGTTTGAACCTGATTCAGGGTAAGAACGAAGCGCAACTCAGGACGATGGCGCAGAACCTCGCCAAAGAGCGTGGCATCGACCTGAACCAGCTGGCAAGCGTCCTGAATCTGACGCTGCCCCGATAACGCATCCCTCTAAGCGAAACGCTTCTCAGTTTTGCGGACTTGACAAAAACCGCTTTGATTTGGCTTTGCCCGCTGCACACGGTAGCGGGATAGCATAACGCAAAACTGAAAGGAGTTTTGTTATGGACGATTTTGCAACTGGTTATCTGGCTGGGCAGGACGGCGGTAATAACAACGGCGGATTCTTCGGTAACGAAGGTCTGTGGGCGGTTATCATCCTCGCTATCATCTTCGGCTGGGGCACGAACGGCTATGGCCGGAACGGCGGCGACAACGGCATGAACAGCTACATCCCCTATCTGGTCGGCACTGGTGCAACCGGGCAGGGCGGTAACGACACCCGTGCGGCTCTGTCTGAGGGCTTCTACCAGCAAGACACCTCCCGCTCTCTGGCGGGCATCCAGAGCGGTATCTGCTCTCTGGGCTATGACCAGCTGGCACAGATCAACGGAATCAACGCCAACATTGCGAACGGCTTTGCTGGCGTGAACAGCGCAATCTGTCAGCTTGGCTACCAGAACGCACAGCTCATAAACGGCCTGGAACGCAGCGTGTCCAACGGTGACAACGCCATCAGCCTTGCCATCATGCAGGAGGGCAACGCACGGCAGGCGGGTCAGACCGCACTTTCCACGCAGCTTGCATCTTGCTGCTGCGAGAACAAGCAGCTCATCGGCGACCTGAAGTACACCATTGCACAGCAGGACTGCGCTACCCGTCAGGCTATCGCAGACAACGCCCGTGCCATCGTGGACAACTGCAACGCCAATTTCCGCAGCATGATGGACTACTTCACGCAGGATAAGATTGCCACTCTGACCGCTGAGAACCAGAACCTGAAGTTCGCTGCTTCTCAGGATCGTCAGAATGCGCTTCTGACCACTGTGATGTCCCAGCAGACCGATACCATCCTGAACCGGGTCAATCCTCGTCCGATTCCCGCTTATCAGGTGGCAAACCCCAACGTGGGCGTGAACTGCTGCGGCTGCTGCTAACCTACACACTCCCCGATAATACCGGGTGAACCATCGGGGCAGGGGTAAGACACCTCTGCCCCTGATTTTTCAGGAGGAAAACATTATGGCTTGCAAAACAAGCTGCAAACTCTGCCCGCACCTCGTCATCTCAGATGCGGTGACGTTCGCCAACGACACGCTGACCATCAACATCCCTGCTGGCGCATACCAGAATGGAGAGCGTTATTGCATTGTGGTTGCTCAGAGCATCCCGGACACGACCACCATCAACGCCCCTGTGGTCATCACCATCGGTGCAGGAACTACCGCATACCCTCTGACCGACTGCAACTGCGCTCAGGCAACCGCCGAGAGCATCCACACTCGTACTCGCTATGCTACCCGCGTTGCAACGTCTGCGACCGGCACCGGCACGTTCAAATATCTTGGCTGCTTCTGCCGTTCCCACGCTGGTGCGCCTGCGTCCATTTCTTGAGGAGGTGTAGATTATGGGCAAGAACAATTTTCGCCGCATGATGATGCTCCGTGACCACGACAAAAACCGTGAGCCGGAGCGTGACCGCCTTGAGGAAGAGCGTGACCGCAGGGAGCGTGAGATGGAACGCCGTCTGCGTAAACTGGAAGGTGGCAACGACCGCTATCCCTACTATCCGCAGGAGGAGAACCGCTACATCGACCCTTACCCTATCCCCCGCTACCCTGACGTAGAGTATGGGCGCAAGATGCCGCAAATCGGCTTCTCGCAGAACGGAGACTGGGACAAGCGGTCTGGGCAGTACGAACGTGGCGGCGCAGACAGCCGCTCCATCAAGATGCCACGCCAGCACCTCACCCACGATGAAGCGGAGGAATGGTGCGACAGCATGGTAAACGCTGACGGCACAAAGGGCTGTCACTGGACGCTGGAACAGACGCAGGACGTTGCCAAACAGCGCAATATCACCTGTGACCCGAACGATTTCTGGGCTGTCATGAACATGATGTACTCGGATTATTGTCAGGTCGCAAAGCGTCAGTCCGTTGACACTCCGGGCTTCTACGCTGACATGGCAAAGGCGTTCCTTGAGGACGCAGATGCCGCAGATGGCAAGGCGTATCTCTACTGGGATTGCATTGCTGATAAGTAAAACAAAACCCCTGTGTAGTCGTAATGACCGCACAGGGGTTTGTACTTTAGCAAGTTCCTGTATCTCCAATTTTCTGCATGGTGCTTTTGAGATTTGGCGCATCTGCTTCCGGCATTTTACGTTTGATACCAATAATCGCTTGCGTGATTCCAGCTTTGTTTAACTGGTTTACAGACTTACGGAGTACAAAATCAATGTTCACATTCGCCTTAATTGTTCCATCATCTTCAAGATAACAGTTCGGAATCCACACGTTTTGATTACTACCGTTGATTTTGAAACGCTTTGCTTTGTAGCAACCGTAGTCCTCTCTTACAATCAGCTCAACAGGAATGCCTTTGTAATATTGAGTGTCAGTGTTGTACTTTTCAGCCAGTTTTGCTTTACGTTTTGCTACCTCTGCGTTTATTTTGGCTTGTTCCTCTTTGCTTCTGCGCTTGCGTGGCTTATATGTGCGCATAATCTTTTCCTCATTCCCAAAGTGTTGATTTTGACCTCATGTCAAACAAATCTTGCGGAGTGATTACAAGGCTCTTGTCGAGTTCTACCACACTGACAATGGAAAACTTGCCGGGAACTTCTCTCTCAATTCTTGCTTTTGCTTCCTCTTTGCTGTTCGCAAACAACACGAACGGAGCTTGAAAGTGTCTGCATTTTTCGTCATCATCGTACTGGATTTTGACCCAATAAAAGTTTTCGCATCCTACTTCTTTCGATGTTAAGTATTTTTTGACGCTTGAGACATCGTAAGTGCAATACCCGATACACTGTGGGTTTCCGTATTTCTCCATAAAATTGTCGTTCCCAATACGAGTTGCCAAAACCATGTGAACGTCTTTCCAACCAACACGGTCATCATTGACCGGTTTATCGTCCATAACAATATCATCAGGGGCTATCACTTTCTTGCCAACCGCCAAATTCCAATTATTTGCAATATAATGTGTCATCTGATACCAGTTGTCAAATGTTTTTACTTCTTTCATGGCATCTTCCAAAGAGCCACGATGAGGTCTATAAACAATCATACGTCAATCCTCCAAGAAATCCTCTTGATTCAGAACTTGATTTACAATTCGTTCTGTGCATTCTTTGATAACCGTAGATGCAGGGACATTATCTTCATAAGATATGTCTTCATATTGCGCTCTTGCATATTCAAAGAACCTTTTAGAAAGTATTTCTGCATCCGCACGACACAATGGCTTTAATTCGTATTGCAACGGAAATCTTCTTGTAAGTGCAGGGTCAAGCCTATCAAATCGATTTGTCGTTCCAATAATAATGACGTTATTCGGCAATCTATCCATTTCCTGCATAATCGCAATAACCACACGGTTCATTTCCCCAACGTCATCTTTTTGCCCACGAGCCATTCCAACTGCATCTATTTCATCAAAACAAAGAACGCAAGGTGTGGCTCTCACATAATCAAAAATTCTTGCAAGGTTAGATTGTGTTTGCCCTAAGTGCGAATCAACTAGACTTGAAAACTGAATCCTCAAAAACGGAAGTTTTGCTTTATGCGCGATATACCTAGCCAGCATGGTTTTGCCACATCCGCTTTGCCCATAAAGCATCAATGCTGGCAAATAAGGAATCCCCATTTCGTTCAATTTCTCGGATGCTCGATAAATAGCAAGGATTTTCTGCGTTATACTTTTTTCTTCGTTTCTAAGAAGGAATCTTGCTTCTGGAAATTCTTCTGTGTCCTCTGCGATCAAAAGATGCTGTAAGTTATATGGCAATTCAATAAATTCTCTTTTGCTTTCCAACTTGCGAAACATATTTTCTTTGAACTGCTCATCTTTTTTGGATGATATAGAATTCAAAATGATTTTAACGGCTTTTTGCGCGTTTCGCATATCACCATCGCAAACAAATCGAATAAGTCTTCGTTCACTATCGTTCATCTAATGAATCCCCCCAACTCAGCTCTTTTTATCCAATACGAACTTTACAAGTTCTTCAATTTCTCCCAAATTGGCGATTATTTCATACAATCCTGCTGAATGCCCTCTATCGTAAGCGTACTCCCAAATTTTTGCCGCTTTCTTTTCTGAAATCCCAAAACCGACTTCTTCTTGAATCGTCTTATAAATCTCTTCGTAGATTTCATCCCTGCGCTTCATTTTCTCTTGATTCAGTCGCTTAACTTCCTTGTCGTAATCATCGTTGTTCTTTTGTGCTTGTTCTTTGTTCCACTTTACCGACTTATCTTCGTCAAACACAAAATTTGATGGAACTCGCTTGAAGCCATAAGGCTTGCATCCCATATTTGCCATTGCTTCAAATTTCTGCCCAATGCCAATCCATACGTCATTCATCTAAGAAATCCTCCAATTCAATCTTTCCTTCTGCCGCCGCAACTGCCAGAGCGTACACGAACTGTCCAATCGTCATTCCGTGCCGTCTGGCTTCACGGTTGATGTACTTGCGCTCTTCCTCGCTCATAAGGATGGTAATGCGTTTTGAACGCTTGCCGTCACCGCTTGCAACGCCTTGATGCGATTCCGGCATCGGGATTTTTTTCTTTGTCAAGCCAGCTTCGGCTAGTGCGCCGGATACATTGCCTTGTTCGATAAGACGTTGAACTTCCTTCGCCTGTTTCAGCTTCTTTGGCTTACTTTCGCTTACTACGGCATTGTTCGGCTTTGTTTCGCTGTTTTCGGCTTGCTTCGGCTTAATATTGCTTAATTGTTCTTCATTAGGCTGTGTATGGCTGTCTGTGGCTTCAATTGGCTTAATATGTGCTTGTTCGGCTTCGTTTGGCTCACTTCGGCTTAATGCCGGTTCCAAAAAAACCGGCTGGAAATCAAACCCGCCAAGCAAGCCTGTGGATTTTTTGCTGGTTGATTTCATTCTACATCCCCCTTTGGCGGCTTAGGCAGTGGCATCCAATGCGTGACATGATGACCTTCCATATTCTCAAAATAGTCTGAAAGGCACTGCCCCATATCATCAAACCAAGAATCACCCTCCAACGTACCTTCCATCGTATATCCTTCCTGCGTACAAATCCATACGGTTTCGCTTACATTGCTAAAATCAGGATTGTTTCCACGAGGGCATGGGGTCTTGTGCCTTTCTGGAAGTCTATCTGAAACGCTGATCCACCTATCGCTATCTGTAAGCTCATCTAAGCTAATGGCTGGCGCATCTTCCAGCTCAGCAAGGCACGATTCCACTCCATCAATATCTTCTATTTTCCCGAACGGATATTCTTTCTTGATTTGTTCTATCCATCCTTTGAATTTTTTTTCAAGTGGTTCTGCGTCAATCAATTTCATTTTTCTTCTCCTCCCACAATCTTCTTTGCCAGCTCTTTGAAATCCTCTGCGCTGGTACTTTTTGCCGTGTCACCACTAAACAGGCTGTGCCGCTCTGCCTGAGCCTTACGAACGCCCATAGACGGTCTAATCTTCACGTCCAGTAGCGTTGTACCCATGCTCTGTGCAATCACAGGAAGCTGCTCCACAACCTCTTTGGACAGATTTTCACGGCTCTTGTACTGGTTCAGAAGCAGACCTTCAATCTTCAATGTCGGGTTGAAGTATCTGCGAACATCGCCGATGGTCTGCGAAAGCTGGCTCAAACCAGCCAGTGCGTATCGGTCTGCTGTGATGGGCACGATGATGCTGTTAGCGGCGATCAGTGCGTTCACAAGCGCAAGACCCAGCTGTGGGGGAGTGTCCAGCACAATGTAATCGTACTGCCCGGATACGCTTTCAAGTGCTTCTCGCAGCCGAAAATTCTTGCCCATGTCCCGGACAAGCTGTTCGTCAATGTCCTTCAATGCGTTGTCGGACGGAAGAATGTCACCAGCTTCGCAGTGCTGGATTCCTTCTTCGACCGTGCCTTGCCGGGTCATCACGTCAAACAGGGTACAAACATTCTCTGTCTGTGCACCGTAGGTGTCCGTTGCATTGCACTGGGCATCGCAGTCCACCAGCAGGACTTTCTTGCCAAGCAACTGCAACGCACCAGCCAAACAGGTGCTTGTGGTGGTCTTTCCTGTGCCGCCCTTCTGGTTAGCGACAGCTATGATTTTTGCCATTTTATCACTCTTTCTTAATACGGATATTTTAATTTTCCGCTTACTATTCTTTTGCAAATGCACTTTCTTTCACATTCGCATCTTTCACACCACCCGATGTTAAAAGCATCGTCCTTGCTATATGCTTCATCGAACACACAGGTTTCAGCAAGTTCTTTGTATTCGTCTTTCAAATTTTGCTCCTTTCTGATTTATTTTTTTGCTCGATACATTCATTCTGTCGTATGTGCCACATCTGACTACTTTTGCAATGCGTCAATCTCATAGAAAGCCGGAAGATACTCTTCAATCGCGCCGTCTTTCTTCAAGCTACCAATCAGATACCGCTTCGGATGGTCAGGCCAAGGGTCACGGTTGATTGAAAGAATGTCTGCACACGCAGCCTTTACGATGTCATAGACCGCATCTCTCCGCTTCGGCAGCTTGATAGATGGGTGTTCTTCCATCATCTTTACCTCGACAACCTTTGCGACCTCGATACACTCTTGAACCGACAGCGCATCGCACACAGACCAGTCGTACCCTTCGTATCCGCTTGTGCGTGGCTTTCTGGCGGCTTTTTTGATTTCCGGCTTGGAATTAGCCGTATCACAATCAACCTCGCTAGAATCGGCATCTATGACGGGCTGCTTGGATTTGTACCCAAATCGGAACTCAACCGCTACGACCTTTCGCCCTGTGCAAATCTTCTCAAAGTCAACGACAATGTCTGAAACATTGCTGATCTCTTCCACTGCTGGTTCAAGAACTCTGCGGCGTAAAGCCCGGAAGTCGTCATAACTTGCATCGTTTGCCCCCAAGTGGTCACGCAGCTGCTTCAAACCAATCTTGTTTGATGTTAGAGAGCGATTCATCCAATCTCGAATCATACTATACATCAGAATAGATGCTTGCTGCTTCATCCCAATCGTATAGCGCAGACGGTATTTGACGTAGCCGCTTCTTGCAATGTCGAAAAACACAGGCCGCAAGTCAGGATTACAGTTGATTGAAACGTCATAGGACAAGGATTCTCGATTGTACTTGACCTCTGCCTTTGTGAACAGCGGATACATCACATATTCTGTTCCATCTGCATTCAGTGGTACTGAAACCACGTTGCCCAAAAAGTGCTTAACCTGCGACTTCAAGTTCTTTGAATTGAGCTTCAAATCCAGCAGCTTACAATATTCAGCCAGCGTAAACGACACGTTGGAGCTTTCCGGGTCTCTCGGATTGATACGGCTAAGATAGACTTCAAGCAGCCGAAGCTCACCCGCTGTGTAGTCCGTAAACTTCGCCCAAACCAATGCCTTGCTCTTTTCGACAAGGTTGTTTCCTGTCAATTCTGACATTGCATCACCTCATTTCTTCTACCCTATTATACCACTGTATCGTGTACACGTCAATGATTCTGTACACAATTATTTTTTCAACAATCGACTTCCACTTTTTGTACACGATACTCCACTTTTTGTACACGATACTCTCCATTTCTTGTACACGTTCCTCCACTTTATGTACACAATGCTCCACTTTTTGTACACGTTCTTACTATATATATAAACAAGAGATAAACAAGAGATAAATAATCATCATCAAATAGTGACGACGATACATTTTCAACAATTTCTTCTCTTCAACGGGCAGATTGTGGAAAACGACAACTTTTTGCTGAATAAGAAACGTCCATCAAGCCCTATAACCTACCTGACGGTTCTATCGTGTACAGAAAATGGAGTGCAATCACACCAATAGGGGACGAATTGACAAGTCACGCTTTGATGAACGAAAATTTCACGCCAGTTCGTTAATTACATCTGCAAAAATCCACCATTTACGATTCTATGGGGGACAAAATGACAACCCAAAACCATATTTATAACAGGCCTATTGTGTACAAAAAGTGGAGCACGTCCCCCTGTATACCGTAAAAACTTCGATAATTCGACAATCATCCAGTTATATTATTGGGATTCACGGTATAGGAATCGTTGGACTTCATGGCTGCTTCTGTTCCGGCGTCCTGTGCCTGATAGAGAATCTCCATCTTTGGGGCGGTACCGTTCGGGTCTGGGTCTGTTCCGGTAGCCTGCACTATCTCATAGCTACCAGACACCATCCGGCAGACAGCAACCCTGTCCTTCAACGGTGTGTGGAGGTTTGCTAGAATCTCCGTCAGCACGCCGATGTGGTCTGAACCGTGATCTCCGTACCGGATATATAACAGGGCATCTATCTCATAGGATGAACATTCCATCATAGCATCTATGAGAATCCGCCGTTTCTCCAGATCGGAAAGGTCGTCCTCAAGGTGTTCAAGTAGTCCCGGATGAATGCAAACGTCTATGTATCGAGCCGCCGATACGCCGCAGCAGGTGAACCAGCGCATAGCCATCGGCAGGGAGATGGCTGCCAGACCTTGCTCCCAATTTGCTATTGTGCCACGATTCACGCCCATCCGTGTTGCCAACTTCTGCTGGCTCAAGCCGGAACGCATTCGAGCCATCTCTAATGCTTTGGCTGTTCTTACTAAATACTCATCCATAAATTCTCACCTTTTCAACAAAATCCGACAAAACTGCCGGATTCGACAAGCCAAAAAATGGAAAAAGCTGCTATGGAGAACCAACAGCAGCCTGTGTTATAACTGTACCATCGAAAAAAACAACGAAACAGGAGGTAACAACATGATTATTATTGATGGTATGCCCGCATCTGAACCGAACGAAAACAAAACGCCGAAACCGTGGGAGGGTTAGTGTATGAACCAGATTGACACCATGCTTATTCCCTATGCTCGACAGACCGCCTTAAAACTGGTCTACAACCTCGCGAACAACGATGCTGACAAGTCTGCTTATGAAGAAGCAAAAAACATTCTGGAACGCGCCGTAGCCGCCCTAGACAATGGATGCGATCCGGCAGATAGCATCGAACGCATTGACGGACAGCTTGTGGAACTGTGAAAGGAGAAGAAGATGGACTTTACGAATGGATTCTATAAAGCCGAGAACCCTGTCGTTCTTGAAGAAGTGAAAACTTTCCTCCAGTCAATGGAACGGCGTGGAGCAACCGTAAAAGACTTGGACGATGCCATTGTGCAGCTAAACAATGTTTCGCACAGCATCAGCACAAACGCTCTCGTCAAAGCAGATGTGCTGGACGATTTACCGGATAACCCTTTTCGTTCCATACTCAACGGAATGTTACAAAGCAAAGGGTAACTTAAACTTAATGTGGCTCTTAATCATTGTTATCGCAATTTTTGGCTTCCCTGATGTGAAGTAATGGATGCGAAGAAAACGTTCAATTTTTACGAAGTTGTTGAAAATACATTGACTTTACAACTAGAAGATGTATAATCGTATCGAATGAACGTCCGTACTTACCGATCGGGAGGATATGCCACAATGAGTGAACAAGAAAGAGCCAAGATTGACCGATTTATTGCATGGCTGCTGGAACACCCTGAAAAGATTCCGGCAGCAGAACAAGCACTAGACCTAGAATAATAGAAAATCCCTTGCGAAGAGCTATACCAGCCCGGCACAAGGGATTCTTTTATTTTACCGGGCATGAACGTTACATCTTCTCGATCAGGTTCATCAGCGCTTCACGCTGTTCCTTCGGCATAGATTCAAGCTTTTTTCTAATCCACTCCACTGCTGCATCGGCTTCACTTTGCGGCTGCTGGGGCGGGTTTTCTTTTTGGTTGCCAGTAAGAAGATAGTCAACCGTAACATCGAAATACTGTGCCAGCTTAACAGCATTTTGATTGGTCGGTTTTGCATCGTTCCCTGAACCTGCTTCGGTTCTCCAATAGCTATAAGCAGATTTCGGAACGCCAGCTTCAGTCAAAGCACGAGACGGCTTTACTCCCTTTTGCTCACATAGCCTTACGAAATTGTCAAAAAACACAAAACATACCTCCAGCGTTTGTACAAGATGACAAAGTTCTACCACTTGAACAAAAACACTTGAAAAGTTCTATTACTTGTGCTTTAATAAGGCTACCGGGTTCAATCGGTAGAACAAATTAAAGGCTTTGAACAAATGGAAGAACGTTCGATAATGTTTTTGCTTGACACCATAATATTATCATATTCTTTCAAAAAGTTCAAGTACTAGAACAAGAAAGGAGAAAAAATTTGCTTCCTAAGTGGACAGGCGATGTTGTGGGAACGCTTCACGTTAACAGCATCGAAATCAGAGAGCTTGCTGCAAAAATGGGATGCGCACCGGAATACTTGGGAAAAATCCTGAACGGTAAGCGTGAGCCTAAAAATGCGGAAGCTAAGGTGAAAGAAGCTCTGGAAGAGCTATTGAAGGAAAGAGAGGGAAAATGAGTGGTATGGAACAGATCATCACCTTGAAAGTAAATCTTGAGTACCCAGACGAAGCGCGCCACGCGATTGACGAAGCAACAAAGGCCTACGAAGAAAGCAAAAAACACTGGGATGCTTTTGAAATCAACAAAGCCAAGAGCAGAGCACAAGACATTTTGTACAACCTGTGCAATGAAGGCTACAGTATGATATGGACGGTCACGGATGGCGCTGTCGGCCTGACGATCTGGAAAAGCTTTAAGGAGCCTTGTGTTGGACAGTGCTATATGCCAAAAGAAAGCTTGTTTGACATCTGGGTCGAAAAGCTAGTTGCGCTGTGCATTGCCACAGGCAAGGAAGTCCCGAAGTTCATCACAGATAAGGCTGGTGAGTGCTGGTGATAAAATTTCGTAAAGCGCAAAGCCGGAAGCGCAGACTAAAGCTGGCAATGGCTGCTGGCGTGTCCCGGAACGATGCCAACAAGGTGCTGTGGATGGAGAAATGTATCAACCAGTGCTTTGAACGGCACAACAGAGAAGAAAGACTGAAAGAGGAGATGCAGCATGGAAATTAAATACTGCGAGCGCTGTGGCATTCTACTTGGCTCAGTCAATCCTACAAAAAAATATTGTTTAGATTGCAAAAGGGAAGTTTCGCTGGAGCAAAAGAAAGCAAGACGAAAAGTATTGAAAGAAAGTCATAGATTTGTGCCAGTAAAAACTACTTGCCAATGGTGCGGAGAGCCAATGATTAAAACGTCTGCGGCTCAAAAGTATCATAAAGAATGCGCAAAAGAAGCTTCTTTTACAAGCATTGCAGAACATCAAAAAATACGAAAAGAACGAAATCTGAATAAGAAAGCATTGGAAGAAAAAAAGATTCCATCCATAGGACAAGTTCAAGCACTTGCTGATAAAATGGGCAAGCATTACGGTGAGGTGTCACAGATGCTTGCAACAGGGGAGCTGACTTATGAATGGTAAATACTACGGCCAGCGGGAAATCCGCTGGCACAGCCGTGAAAAGGAACGGCTGAAACGCATTCGAAGAAAGGATAAAGATGAAAGTATTTGCAGAAATCGCCCTGATCTGGGGCATTGTCTTAGCGTTTATTCTCGCAGTGTTTCTGCTGAACTTCTGGCTGGTGCATCAGATCGAGCTTTTGGTCGGAGCTAAGGTGACATGGTACATCATAGGTGTTGGAGCTTTGATGACAACCGGTTGGATTTTTAGACGCAGAGAACCAAAGGACACAGAGGAAAAGGCATGACACTGGAAGCCGCTCTTGAAAAACGCGATATGAAGGCATCAGAGCTTATCCGAAGAAGTGGCGTGTCGGCTCCAACTATCTACAACATCACAAGCCCGAATAAAGCGCCGTACAAGACGGGCGTTAAGGCTGATACGCTTGCAAAAATAGCCAAAGTGCTAAATGCAATAATCGTGATCGATTCACAATGTTCGAGTGTAGCAGATGTCACACAAAAAATCATCATACACGTTGGAACTACTGCCCGAGCTGTGGTTCTTTGATGGAGAACAAAGAAGATGGCTAACACACTCTGGCATCCAGCAAGCGAACCGCCACGAGAGCGGACGCAGCCTTTGTTGCTTGCGACTAAGAAAACGTGGCGTGATAAAGATGGAAAATTGTTGCAAGGAATCTCGCCGACAGCGTACTTTCTTGGCTGTTATGCAGACGGTCAGTTCTGGGATGAGATAGGCGAGAGACTGCCGAAAGATGTAACGGTAACGCATTGGATGACGTTTCCGATGTTATAGGAGGGCTTATGGAGAACGGTATCGTTATTACGCAAGATATGATTGACTCGTTTACGGCTGCTATGCGAGAAGCGTACAGAGCATACGGAGATGATGAGGAGCGTGTGCATGGCGTAATGGATGGCATTATGTGCGAAACCTTAGACAGGCTTGGCTTTACAGAAGGTGTGGAAATTTTTAACGAAACACCGAAATGGTATGCGTAAGGAGCAGTAAACATGACGAACAAGAAGTTTGGCATCATCGTTATGGACTTGAGCCTTTTTGACTTCGGGCCGAAGCCACCTTGCGGGTACATCAAGGCAAAACATATCCGCCCAGCTTACGGCAAAGGCGCAAGGCCTGTCAAGGCGCATAAGCGAATTACGAGAACGAGAGAGGGATTCAGAAAATGAAAAAACTTAAATTTCCTGAAGATTTCTTTGCGTACGACAACCCAGACTGCCCTAACAAGGACATTGAAAAAGCCGTGAACAAAATGAAGAACTGGATGAAGGGCGAGACCTACAAGAGTAACCCTTGGTTCTTTATGGCTGCTGGCAACTATCTGATTGTCGGCCTGATTGCTGAGGACGGGCAGAAAACAATCTACGTTGCACGGCAGTATTATGAAATAGTCAATATTCCGGGCGAAGGCTGGCTGCGTGAATCTGACGCTGAGTGCCCAATTTAAGGAGGACTAAAAACGGAAAAACTCAAGAGATGTCCATTCTGCGGTGCGGAACCACCGACTGTAAAAGTGCTTCATCCACTTGACATTAACATGGCTAATTGGGTTGTCTGCGGAAAATGCGGGGTAAGCACTTCTGTAACATTTGGCAAGGAAAAAGCCATCGAAGCATGGAACAAACGCTACAAAGAGGACTGAGTATGGAGCAGGAACACAAGCCGAGAACATCAATGATTCTTCTGTTGGAACACATTCATGCGATGAACGAGCTTACGAATGAGGAATTTGGAGCATTCGTCCGCAACTATGCACAGTATGTTGAGACTGGACTTGAGTCAGCATACGACAACGACCGTGCTATGCGGATGCTCTGGAAAGTTGTTAAGGCGTTTGATGATATGAACGTGCAGAAGATGGAAGAACGTGATAGACGTAGACGAGAAGCAAACAAGAAAAATATAAACAAGCGTTGGAACGATAAAAAATGCGAAAGCATACCAATGGTATCACAGGATACGAATGGTATAAATGGTATACCAAACATACCAACTGATACGAATGGTAGCTTATCTGTATCTGATTCTGTATCTGAATCTGATAAAAAAGAAAAATGTGAAAAGAAAAATACCAACGAAGTCAAACGCTTCAAAGCGCCGACTGTCGAGCAAGCAAGAGAATACTTTTCCGAGAAGGGCTACATGGAATCGGAAGCAGAGCGGTTTGTTGACCACTTCACGGCAAATGGCTGGAAGGTCGGAAAATCGCCCATGAAGGACTGGAAAGCTGCTGCACGGAACTGGATGCGTAACGTGAAGGACTGGAACGGTGGATATCAGCAGACAATGGCTGAATTGCCTGACGAGGGAGACTTTCTGCGGTGAATATTGAAAATCAGACCCAATACATCCTGCTGGGGGCAGTTCTTACGTTTTCTGAGTATGCCGATGTGCTGCAAGACCTTAAAATCGACGATTTTTGCCTTGAACTGCGTGATACATTCGCTGCCATTCGTGGCTATTGGGAACACAACGACAAGTGGAACCCGGTAGAAGTCATGGGGCGGTACGATAACTGCAAGAAAGCAATGGGTGAATGCCTGGATGCCTTCGGTGCAGAGTTTATCCGCAACGTCACCCATGACATGATGCTTGGATGGGCTGGAATCGTCAAGGAACAGGCAGCATTGTCCAGAGCCAGAGAGATTGCGTTCAAAATCGTTGATGGCTCGACCAGATATGCAGACCTGACAGGAATTTATGAGCAGCTAGGCGAAGCTATCAACCTGCACAACGAGAGAAGCGATTTCATCCCGATGTGTGACGGCATAGATAACTACATCCGCAAGCTAGATGATAAGCCGGAGTATATCAGCACAGGGCTTAGAGTGCTGGACAACAACTTGCATCTTGTGCCAGGAAACTTCGTTGTGATCGGCGGAAGACCGTCTGCTGGTAAGACCGCTCTGTCCCTGCAACTTGCCTGTGAAATAGCCAAGAACGGACGCAAGGTGGCGTATTTCAGCCTAGAGACAGACCCAGACACGCTCTACGCTCGTATTATCGCAAACCAGCTAGGCGTACCGCTGCACACAGTCAAAAACAAGACTGTCAGCATTGACGAGCTTGACCGACTGGCAGCTATCAAGAAATATCCGCTGTTCGTCCGTTCTGCCGCTGGTAAGAGCGTTGGGTGGATTAGAACACAGTCCATCAGGATGCAGGCGAAAGTGGTGTTTATCGACTATTTGCAGCTTATCCATCAAGCCGGAGCGAAAGACCGATACAGTGCCGTCACGGAGATCAGCATGGCACTGCATGAATTCGCACAGTCCACAGGAACGCTGGTGGTAGCACTTGCGCAGCTCAATCGAGAGACCGCAAGAGCGGGCATCCCACCGACTGCCGCAGACCTGCGAGAATCCGGGCAAATCGAGCAGGACGCAGATGCAATCATCCTGTTGGCACAGAAAGTGAAAACGCAAAAGAGACCAGAAGAGCATTATCACTTTGCGCTTGAGAAGAACAAAGAGGGCAACGTGGGGTCACTGGACATCACGTTCCAGATGGAGACGCAGCAGTTCAAAGAATGCGTGTGGATGTAACGAGAGGAGAATAAACATGAAATACCGAAAGAAACCAGTTGTTATCGAAGCATTCAAGCTCAATGCACGAGGACTTGTTGGAGCAGATTGGTTCTGGGATGCAGTAAGTAGCAATGATATTATCACGCATAACTTCGGAAAGTTTTACAATGACCCTGCGTGGTGCGAGATTAAAACGCTTGAAGGGACTATGATTGCGAGGACTGGTGATTATATCATTCGTGGCGTAAATGGCGAAATCTACCCGTGTAAACCTGACATTTTCGAGAAAACATACGAAGCGATTGAGTGATAGTAGCCTAGCATCTCTTCTGTGCTCGTATCGTCACAGTAGAATAGGCAAGAAAAACAGATAACAGGGTCTGGGCGATAAAGTTACCGCCTGAACCCCATAAATATTTTTTATCAATCAACAAACGGAGGAAAACGATTATGAACATCACTCGACTGGAACAGGAGACCATCGTCAACTTTAATGCAGCGGAAGATACTGCATCGGTTTATACCGCTGACCCGGTGTATATGCGCAAGCTTGACAAGCTGTGCGAACGTGAGCCTGCATCGTACAAGCTGGTCAAACAGGACAAGGACGGCAAGTGGTATGAGATGCCCAAACGCCTTGTACGGTTTGCGACCACAAGAATTATGACGGACGAACAGAAAGAAGCGGCTTCGGAGCGTATGCGCAAGATGCAAGCAGATGGTAGAATCTAATCTCCGCTAAAATCTCCAATCAACAAACGTATCAGAAAGCATGGAATGGTGTCAGGTAGTAAAACTACCCTCTGCGACTATTCCGTGCTTTTTTCTCTTGTTATTTATCGAGAGAAAACGGCAAGGCCTGATTTTGGGCAGGAGCCGTCTCGATCGAGTGGCGTTGGGGCTGATATGGCTACAACTATCAGCGTGATGCGTTTGAATGCAAATGGATGCGATTATTGCATACCAAGCGATACGAATCGTACCAGTTGATACGAATGGTATGCGTTGGTATCATGGAATACAAATCTTCCCCCCTTTCTTCCCCCTCTTTCCCCTACAACCCCTATTACCCCCTATAATCCCCCTAACTCCCCCCTCAAACAAATAAATTGTTTGAGGCCCCCACGCCAAAATGGTGCGACAACTGTGACAACTGAAAATGACAACCAAACGTCTTGCGAAAGGTTCTTTCCCCCTACAACCCTCTATCTCCAAAGCTACACCGTTAGCCAGCAGAGCAGACCGTAGACGAGAACTGGCGTGAGATTCGGATTGGTGGATGGTCTACGACTATTCCAGACATGGAGAATTGACTTCATTTTGTAGTCGGTTGAATATGTAGAAATGTTGCATAGCTGTATGAGCGGTTGATTACAAATTGAAAGCGACTGACCAGTCGGATAGTCTTATTAGATAGCTAAAAGTATTGAGGTATTTACCGAATGGATAATCCTAGTTAGTTGGTATGATATGATTGTAGTTGTCGGCAATTAAATTGGAGAAGAACGAACCTAATTGGATGATGCGACTATTCAAGCAGAATAATAGTTAAAAAGATTGAGTAATTATCTGCGACTATTATAATAAGTACGATGGTTAAATATTTTGAGGTAATGCGATTGTGATTAGAATTGACAGGTGTCTTGACAACTATTGATTTTTGGGGATGTCGGACGACTTAGCGACTATCGCACCTTTCTTTCTCTAAAAGGCAAACGACTATTTCACACAAAAAATACACGACTATTTGACGATGGTTCGCAAGAAAACGCTACGACTATTACTCTACGACTATCAGTGAGCTGTTTGCTACTATACTATATATAGGGCTTTCAAAAGCTAGTTGTCTGATGACTTTACGACTATTCCACGACTATTTTATTGGAGAAACTACGACTATTGGCTACGACTATTCCAGAAGCTGCTGCGACTATTCCAGCCGGAACGCTGCGACTATTGCTGACCTCTATTAGCGATCGGGCGAAAGCCCGAAAAGAGCTGCGGCGATAGCCGCCAATGGTTCCGCGCCGCCCGCCGCGTTCCTGCCGCTGGACTGCCCCGCCGGGTGGAGGGTGCCAGACTGACCCGGTGCGCCCTGACCGCTGACCCGGTGCCAGATTGCAAGCCGCCGGGCGTGGAAAGCATCGAGACCCCGCCGGGCTGGCATGGTCTGTGATATGCTGCACTGTCTGGAATGGATCCATAAAAGGGACACACCCTTATATATACCTTATTATAATAGGGCGGCTGTGCTGGCCTGTACAGCGTCCAGCGTGGCGCTGGTATCCGGTATACGCTGGAGGTGTTGCGGCGCTGTGATACCCTTTAGCGTGGCGCAGATGGTATTATATCCGCTTGTGTCGGTCTGGTATTGTGGGCGGTGGGATTGGTCAAATTGCAGGAAACGCCCATGTAAAGCCCTGTGTGCTGTTTTGTGGCGTGTGTGGTATAACTGCATGGACGGCACAAAACGCACTGTAAATGCTTGTATGAGGCTGCATTGTAGCAGGGCAAAACAAAAAGCCCTGCACCCTCAGCAGATGCAAGGCAAAAGAAAAGCCCCGCCAGCGTGGGCGGGGTAGGAATTAGAAGCGGGTTAGCGCTGGTTGCGCCAGACGTTATAATTTGCGGCTGCCATGATGGTATAGCCGCCGCAAACCTTGACAACAACGCAATCACCGGGGCAAGCCTTGCGTGCATAGTATCGGGTGGTATACAGTCCGGTCATGGGGTCAATGCCCTTAATGATGGTAGTAGTCATTATATAGCCCTCCTCACTTGCTGGCCTTAAACAAGGCACTAAAAAACCAAAATAAAAACAGGATGCAGGACACTTGTTGCACCCCCTTATACCACGCTAAACCGTTTGTAAACGGTCTTTTTGCTGCACTCAGCATAAATATCCGGGTGCGCGGCCTGTAAAAGCTTGCTATCGAGCCGGACACTTTGCACGTCCTTATAAATGGCCTTTGCAGTGCCCTGCACCATTTCCGGCGCGCCGTGCATCATGTCAATGATTTCAGCCTTTACAGCGTCGTTCATTGCTTCAAGCTCTTCAATGAGCCGCTTGTTTTCCCTGTATTCATTTACCCTTTTTTCAAAATCAGACATTTTTCAGCCCCTCCCTTATTAGCTGTTAAGAAATGCGATCATAACGAGTGCGCCGGAGATCATGCCGCCCACGTACCAGAGGGCGGCCCACTGGGTAAAGTCAAGAGTGATCATATTGTGTTACCCCCTATCACATAACCTGAAACAGTGCAGACGTGCGTGCGGTAACGGCGTACAGTTTGCCGGTGGTGTTGCCCTTGACCAATACACCCGTAACGCCATAAATGCCGGTGCTGTATGCGATGGTCTCAAACCCGCACTCGGCAACGCGGATTGCGTCAATCTCTGCGAACCGCTTTTTTGTCAAGTCCTCTGCGGCGTTGGTGGTAACATAGCGGCGGATGTCTTTTAATGTGGTTTTCATGGTTTTTGTCCTCCTGTTTTGTGGTGGTATTTGGTAGGCGTTACGCTTTCTTGCGTCTGATTATATTATACGCTTTCTTGCGTAAATGTCAATAGGTATTTACGCTTTTTTGCGTATTTATTTTTTTGGTTTTGGGCTGTCCGCTTTTGCACAGTTTCGGACACACTGCGCAAGCAGTCCAGCGTTTGGGCGTCGGTCTGCCCTAGCACTTGTCCGCTCTGTTTTTTGGCATGGTCTGCCCTGCTGCCTGTCGTGTGCCGTCGTTCCGGGTGCGCTGGAGTGGGCAGGGGTCACCGGCGGGGCATATAGCCGCCACCCAGCCCCGCCCGGTCAGTCTTTCAACCACCGAAAAAATAAAAAAGGCTCAAAAAATCACCCCACCCCCTATTGCCAATCTCAAAAATTTCCCGCAAAAACAAAAAGACCCCTACAAAGGGTCTGTGTTCTGTGCTATACTTGCCTTACAAGCCTTGAAAGGGAGGAATATGCAATGAACCAAAAGAATGACAAAAATAAAGAAAGACGCGAAAAGAACGAAAAAATTGCCGCTTTAATATGGAGCATCATTATCGGCGTCGCTCTTTTGGTTTTTGGCGTGTATCTTATGGCACATGGTATTTCAAACGTTATATAAAATTTTGTTCAAAGAAAGGAAGAATCAAAAATGAGAAAGAGAATCATTGCGGCGGCTCTAGCAGCGGCTATGATGCTTGCTATGCCTATCAGTGCAATTGCGGCAAAAAAGCCTGATGAATGGTCTGGACTTATTGAACTTGAGCAGACCAATGCAACGCAGTATGAACCGTTAGGCATTAAGAATCATGGGTCTTATGCGTGGCGTGATGGTAGCACGATTTATATTTCTTATGCTCTTGAAATCGAGAATACCAACAAAAATCTTGCAGTCTGGTTTCCACATATTGAAATTGCAGTCGTTGCAGAAGATGGCTCTGTAATTAAAACAGACGATGAATATTTGGACTGGGTTGCGGAAGATGATTCCTACTGGTATGCCGGATACTTCACATACGAGTATGACGGAACTATCCCGGCTGGTATCGAAATGGCTGTTTCGGCTCAGGACTATAATTATCAGCCGAGCGCAGGAAAAGAAGTTTTAAGATCAGGTGAGTTGGCCGTTACCAATACTTCAAAGCGTGGTAGTGGCTATGAGACAAGATTCACTGGAAAAGTGACAAACAACAGCGCATACAAGACAAATGCAAAGGTCATCGTTCTGTATAAGATGAAAGACGAGAGCGGAGAAGAAGTTCCCGTGTGTGGAGATATTGATTATGTCTTAGACATCCAACCGGGAGAGACGAAGAACTTTGAGATTCATCCCTATTCTGGACTTTCCAATTATTCTTCGTGGGAAATCGTAGCAATTCAAATGTAAAACAAAAAGCCAGCGGCTAGATGTTCTCTAACCACTGGCTTTTCTTATGGGCTATTTACGATTTAAGTGTTGGAAACATGATAGGAGCGCTGACTTCTTCCTTTTCCCTGAGAATGTCGAGCAAACAATCATTGTATCCCATTGAATAGCTGTCCTCGCAAAAATGTTGTACGGACGTTGATAGTGCTACACTTACAACTTCTCTTGACCGCTTATCCTCTGGCATGATGATTTCTAATGCCTGATTAAGGATTTCATGGCTTTTTTCTAAAACGGCTTTGTGCTCTTCATTCTCGGCTTGTAGCCGAAACATTTCTTCCGAGTAGTCCATCAGCACGTCTCCATTCTAATCTGCTCGCCAACAGGCAGATAGCCCGCTTCTTTAAGCTTGCTATAAATGAACTTCTGACCGGCTCTCGTCCAGCGGGTGACCTCTTTCGTCTTGCCGTTCGGCAGTTCGATCGGATGCCCGACAACGTATCCGTTTCCAAGATACTTCTGGTAAGGAATCCACTGTTTGTTCACAGTATGTTGGATGCCAAGCCCTCTAAGAATCTGGTTCAGCTTTCGTGCGCTCATGCCGTAGTTCATGGCAATCTGCGTGGTGGTCAGGCTTTCATCGGAAAGCAGCATCGCCTTTGCGTAGTCAGAATCCGGCTTCATCTTGGCGTTTTCCGCTTGCAGAGCCTTTACTTTCTTGCGCTCCGTGTCGATAACGCTGTTGGCGGCAATCAGAGCGCGGCTCAACAGCATCTCTGTGGATTCCGGCTCTGGGTTGGTCAGCTTCTGCTCCATCTGATTGAAAGCATCAATGTACTTGAGCTTCCATTCAAGGGCTTCCTTGCCGGTAAAGCCAAACGTGAGTAAACTGAACCCATCCCGGTTCATGAGGTACATCGGGTACTGTTTGCCACGATTTTCAAACGTGGTTTCGTAGAACATGGATTTGGTGGCACAATTTTGTGCCGCCAGCTCTTCGATTGAACGCAAAACCGTTTTGTGCTCTTTACCGAAATGTTCTGCTACTTCACGGCTAGAAACGACAACCTGTCCGTTCTCACTGATAAGATTGATAGCATATTTAACCTTTTGTTCCATAAAAACTCCTATGGTTCTTGCGGAACAAGCCAATTCCTGCTATAATAAGGCTGGAACAGCTTGTTCCAGTGTGGTTTATGATACGTTCGCTGTGGTCGCCAAACTTTAGCGAGCGTATCATTTCTTTTCATTAAGCATCGGATGAAGCAAGAAGAACGATTCTCGCAGCGCAGAAGACAAGGAAACCATATTCTTGATGCAGTAGTCTTGCAAGTGATTGAACTGGCGTTCCGTCAAGCTGATAGTTAATGTGCGATTGTATCTCTCAGCATAAGGATTGCTCATATTAGCCCACCCCCTTTCGATTGTTGGTGATATTAGTATAACTATGTTTTGTGCTAAGTCAAGGTATGAAACACTATCCGTAGTACTGCTATCTGTACTATCTTCCCGTTTTCTACATTTTGCACAAAACTTAGCTATCCTTTTTGGATGCTCCCGCTTCGTACCCTGCCCGGTAGTTCAGTTCGGACAGCTTACCCAGCGCTTCTGCGTACTCCCTGTCCTCGCTGGTCGGCTCTTTGCCGTGGGCGAGTGTTTTCAGAAATTCTTCGGTTGTCGTGGGAAAGTTCATGTTTTTTGCTCCTTTCTATTGCAGAAGCGGTCTGCTTCTGCTATAATAATTGACAGAAACCGAGACTGCGCCCTTGGTTGCGCAGCTTCTGTTTTGTGGTGGAATAGGTCGTCAGTGCTACTTTGGTCGGTATGCTGACGGCCTATTTTTTTATGCCACAAAGGATAAATCTACCGTTGTTGGCTGATTCATCGTGTGTTCTGCTGTCTTAGATTATAGACGCTTGGTATATAGTTGTCAACAGCCCAATTTGTATAATTTGCATCAGATATATCTGAATTTGTGTCACAGATGTGTGATATTTGATAGCGGTTCGCTCCCAGAATGTAAATAAATAAGTTTACAAACAGATTTTTCACATTACGAATTATCGCTCTTTTTATAAAATATATACATTCTGTAAATATAATTCGGTCACATAAGTGAGACCTCAGAAATATCTGGACTTGGTGATAGTAAAATCGAGAAAACTCTTGACAATTTACGCTAGAAAGCGTATACTGGCATTAAAGAAAGAGAGGAACGAAAAAATGGCTGCAACGAATAACAAGGTGAACTCAAGCGAAATTCTTCGTGATATAATGAAGAATCAGCATAAAACATACGAATATCTCCGAGAAAAGCTTGACTACAAAACCATTTCCAGCGCATCTTCTCGTGTCCTCGCTGATGATATGAAATTATCCACAATGGTTCAAATTCTTGAGGTTTTCGGGTACAGACTGGTCGTAGAACCTGCAAATGGGAAACTTACTCGTGCTGGCTGCTATGAAGTAGTAGAGGAAAAGGACGGTGAACCAGAATGATTTACGGTTACGCTCGTGTCAGTTCCGCCGGTCAGGCGATTGACGGCAACAGCCTTGAATCGCAGGAAGAAGCCCTTAAGGCTGCTGGCGCAACTAAGATTTTCAAAGAGGTATATACTGGAACTAAAATGGAACGCAAGGAACTGGACAAGCTAGAAGCGGAAGTCCAGAGCGGTGATACAATCGTTGTGACAAAGCTAGATCGTGTTGCCAGAAGCCTTGTCGGTGGGTATGAACTGATTGATTCATGGATTGAAAAAGGAATCCGGGTGAACGTGCTGAATCTTGGTGTTATGGACAACACCCCTGCTAGTAGGGCTATGAGAGGTATGTTCCTTGTGTTTGCCCAGTTTGAGCGTGATATGATTGTTGAACGCACCAGAGAGGGCAAGAAGATTGCTAGTCAGCGCCCCGATTACAGGGAAGGCCGCAAGCCCACCGAGTATGACCGCAACCTCTTTGACATTCTCCATGAGCAGGTGGAGAAGCGCATTCTCACGGTCACGGATGCTGCCAAACAGCTTGGCGTGACCCGCCAGACATGGTATCGGATTGCTGAACAGAACAGGTGACATTGTTCTCAACCTAGAATAAAACCAAATGAGAAAGGAGAATACATTGAAAACGATTGAAGGAAAATATGCGTCCGCAAAGGTGTTCACGGACAATATTGAAGACAAAGCGTCTGAGCAGATTTTGACGCTTTGTAATCAGAGCTTTGTTGACGGATGCAAAATTCGCATTATGCCAGACGTTCATGCTGGTTCCGGGTGCGTAATTGGGTTTACGGCAAACTTGGGCAAGAAGGTCATTCCGAATATTGTCGGCGTGGACATCGGTTGCGGAATGCTTGTCGCTGAACTCGGTATTGAACACATCGACCCGAAAAAGTTAGATAAAGTAATCAGAGAACGAGTTCCGGCTGGGATGAATGTTCACGAATCGCAGAAAATGTCAGATTCTTTCCTTAGCCAGCTTGACTGCAAAGATAGTCTACATAATGTTGACTGGATTCTTCGCAGCATGGGCACTTTGGGTGGGGGCAATCATTTTATCGAGCTGGACGAAGATGAAGAAAAAAACCAGTATCTTGTTATTCATACTGGAAGCCGAAATCTCGGAAAGCAAGTCGCAGAGTATCATCAAAACGTAGCTATCTCAAATATTAAAGGAAAGAACAAAAGAAAAGAAGCTACGGAACGCGTGATTGCGGAACTGAAAGAACAAGGCCGTGAACAGGAAATCTCGCAAAAAATCAAAGAATTGGATGTTCAGTTCCCTAATATTCCGAATGAGCTTTGCTATCTTGAAGGCGAAGAACGTGATTCCTACCTTAATGATATGCGAATTTGTCAGGCTTTTGCGAGGATGAACAGAGCAAGAATCATGCATACCATTTTAGACGGCGTTGGAATCAATTCTATGCTGACCCATGCGTCCTTCTTTGAAACCGTTCACAACTATATTGATGAATCGGATGATATTATCCGAAAAGGCTCCGTATCCGCTAGAGAGGGCGAGAAGCTGATTATTCCTCTTAATATGAGAGACGGAAGCCTTATCTGTGTTGGTAAGGGAAATCCTGATTGGAATTTCTCTGCTCCGCATGGTGCTGGCAGACTATATAGCAGAACAGCGGCTAAAAAAGCATTCAGCGTTGAGGAATACCAAAAGCAGATGAACGGAATTTATACTACGTCAGCCGATGAATCCACGTTGGATGAATGCCCGATGGCATATAAGCCAGCGCAGGAAATTATCAACACAATTTCCACAACAGTTGATATTGTAAAACACATTAAGCCCATTTACAATTTCAAAGCGGGAGAATAAAGCCGAAAGGAAAACGACATGAAAACCGTAAAATTGTCAGATCAGAGTTTGAAACTCATTGAAACGCTGTGCGATTACACCGACAAGCCCGATATTCTCAATGCCATCGCAGACGCTTTGTACTACGATGCGGACGAGCTGAAACGCAGGCTCAACCAGCTTGCAGAAGAAGTCAAATAAACTGAGTAACCCATTTATTAAGATGGATTTTAGCAAATAATTTTCCGAAAATAGCATTATAAAACCGAATATTTGATTTTTGTGCAGTTGTAGGCACTCTTTACATTTTCAGGTAGGGGGTGCCTATTTTTTTATGCAGCCAAAGCAGTGTATCGCCATCATTGACAGTATCAAAGCATATGCAAAGCAGAATCCGACAGAAGCGCAGGTCTACGAGGACTGGTTTCAGGCGGTGGTGAACCTGAGAGATGCTCTGCCGCAAGACAAGCGGTTCGATGCCTACAAATACTCTGGTGAGCTGCGCTCTGTCTGTGCAGCCATGATGGGCAAGATGAAAACAGGCGAGGACGTGGCGAAGGTCTATGACATTATCGGCCGGACGTACCTGTTTGAAGCAAAGGACGTGTTTGACAGCTATTGCATCTACCTTGAATGGAATCGTGCGCCGGAGAAGAAGTTCTATCAGCCGAGACGCAGGGTTCTGAAGGTGTTGGCGGATGACCTTGAGGACTTGTTTTATAAGCGGATTGACTTCTTGGGAGTTAGCTTACCTGCTCGCGTTGGCAAGTCTACGCTGTGTATTTTCTTCATCACATGGCTGATGGGCAACCGCCCTGACGTTGCATCAGTTATGAGCGGACATTCCGACAAGCTGACCAATGGTTTCTACGGCGAAGTGCTATCCATCATCACTGACCCTGTTACCTACAACTGGGGCAAAATCTTCCCTGATGTTCAGCTTGTGGACAAAAGCGCAAAGGACGAAAGCGTTGACCTGAACCGAAAGAAGCGCTTCCCAACCCTGACCTGTCGTTCCATCGGCGGCACGTTGACTGGTGCTGTTGAAATCGGCGAGGGCGGCGTTTTGTATAGTGATGACTTGATCGAGGACTTGGAGGAAAGCCTGAATGTTGAGCGCCTGAATAACAAGTACGATGCCTATTTGAACCAGTTGAAAGACCGTAAGAAGCAAGGCGCATTGGAGCTGATGGTCGGCACACGTTGGAACGTGCTTGACCCTCTGGGACGCATCCAAAACCAGTATGCAGATTCACTACAAACTTTTATTGCACGGTACGATTTTACAATCAAGCAACAGCTTCTTATTCCACACGTCAGATGTATGTTTCCGATCGAACAGCCGGAATGTGGCGAAGGGGCCCAAACACCGGAAATGTGATGGGCTGGACGGATTGTTCTTTGAGCCTAGTTGAGGTCTAAAGGTGGTGATTTTATATGTCTGTAAAGCCGTCCGATAAGTGGCTTTCACAATATAATAATACGCTTGTACCCGAAACTTTTATTCAGATTACTTATCATGCAGCTGATGATGCGGCGCAAACGGACGCTATTGCAAGTTCAGGTTCGCAAACCGTGTTTAGTAATGCGGCATCCATCACTGACCTGGACATTTCCACTTCTGGAAATTACGCGACTGCTGAAACTAATTTTTGGGTTTTAGATGGAAGCTTTGATATCGTCCCGAATTCTGAACCGTATCAAGAATGCGGCTATGTAAGCGGTGAATGCGTATCAAGCTCCAATCATCCAACCATCACATTTTCTTTTAGTAAAATCCACGAAGAAAAAATACCGGGCCTGACAATCGTTTGGTCTGAAATTTTAAATGAATGGGCAAAATCATTTAAAGTTTCCGCTTACAAAGGAACCGCTCTTCTTTTGGAAAAGCAAATTGACAACAACGATTCCACCGAAACTTCAATTGAATTTGAGATTTCCAATTATGATTCGGTTATTATTGAAATTCTTGAATGGTGTATTCCAAACCGAAGAGCTCGTATCTCGCAAGTGGAATTTGGACAACGTGTGAAATTTAGCAAAACAGACCTTCTGTCGTATTCCCATAAATCAAAGCGAGACCCAATTTCCGGTCAACTTTCCAAGGATTCAATTTCTTTTTCCGTTGATAACAGCGATCAAAAATGGAATCCTATCAACCCAGACGGTCTCTACAAGTATCTGTATGAACGCCAAGCTGTTTTTGTAAAGTATGGCATGGACTTGGACGGACAGACTGAATGGATTAACGGAGGTAAGTTTTACCTTTCTAGTTGGAACATTCCTTCTAATGGCATTACCGCTTCCTTTGAAGCTCGCGATGCTTTGGCGTTTTTAATCGATTCGCTATATACCGGAAGGAAAAGCGGAACTTTATACGAAATGTGTTATGACGCTTTGGAACTTCTTGATGTTTCCGGTATCAGCTATTACATCAACGAATCTTTGAAGGACTATACAACTGATTTTAGCAACGAAAATTCTTCGTATAAAAACGCTGATGTTCTACAGCTTTCTGCTAACGCAGCCGGTATGGCTTTGTATCAGACAAGAACTGGTGAGATTCGGATTGACCGGGTTCCGTACCTTCCTGAAAACAAGTCCGACATTTATGAAATCACTGAAATCAATGATTATCAGTATCCGGAAATCACTTTTTCTAATAAGTTAAAAAACATCTCTTACTCTTTAAATGGAGCTTCGTCATTGTATCCGAACGGTGCTACTGGCGATGGCGTTACGCAAAGTGTAAACAATGCGCTTATCTCTTCTTCCATCGTCTCTCAGCCAAAAAATGTTCTAACTGAAAGCTATAAAGTGCTTTCTAACCGTCGAAAAGCCACCCTGTCTTATCGTGCCAGCCCACACAACGATTCAAGAGCTTGGCTCCATTGTTGGCGCGTCTGTTTCTGTTCGGACTGATTGGACAGTCGATGGATATATGAAAGTCTCCGATGCAACACGTTGGCTTTCCAACATCAACTCCATTCGTGCTAAATGCTCTGGCCCATCTGTTATTGCAGATACGCCAGAAAGCATGAACAAACTCGATTTTTCAACGATGAATCAAATTGAGCAAATTTTGTTCGACATTGAAACGCTTGCTAAAACATACGTTACGTTTTCCGGTGAATACATGACAGGAGATGGACAATATGGTTTTTGAAGACCGTGTGGCGAAATATCCGGGTCGATGGACAATGGTAAAGTCGAATGGAACATCCGAAATTGTCACTCTTATCCGAAATGACGAGCCAACAAAAAAAGGAACGCCAATCAATGCGGCTACTCTTAATGAGCTTAGTACCGTTGCGGGAGCAATTAACGCAAAAGAAGAAGCCGTTTCAGCAGCGCAGGCTGCTGCATCCGAAAGGACTAAAGCAGAACAAGCGGCTGCAAATGCTGCGAACGCTGTTAAGGTTGATTTGAAAAAATACTCTGACAAAGCAGTCACGAGTGCGTCAAAAGCAGCGGAGAGCGAAAAAAATGCGAAAGCGTCTGCAAATGCTGCGCAGGGACACCAGACCGGAGCGGAGGCTGCACAGAAAAAAGCAGAAGATGCCGCCGATCGTGCCGCTGCCATCGTAAGCACCGATAAGACGCTAACGGTAGAAAATGTTCCGGCCGATGCAAAGGCCGTGGGTGAAGCCTTAAAGAATCTGAGTATTCGACCGGCTACATCCACAGCGCTTGGCGTAATTAAGGTGGGCAGTGGACTTTCTGTGACCGATGATGGTACGCTGAGCGCCGATGCTCAGAAATACACCCTCCCTGCCGCCACCGCAACCACGCTGGGCGGTGTGAAGGTGGGCAGCGGTCTGAAGGTCACTGCGGACGGAAAGCTGAGCGCCGATGCTTTAGCGGCGTATCCGGTGGGCAGCATCTACCAGAGCACCGCCTCCACCAGCCCTGCCGCCCTGTTTGGCGGCACATGGGAGCAAATCGCATCGGAGCGCGTGCTGATGGGTGCCAGCAGCAGCCACAAAGCGGGCACCACCGTGAATGCCGGACTGCCGAACATCACGGGCTCTTTTGTCGCGGATGTAAAAAAAGGTGAAGGTACGGTATCCGGCGCATTCATTACCGGTGGCAATGTCGCAGTTACGGGCGAATTCAATAACGCTTCTAATGTATATAAGTTCAGTCTGGATGCGTCCAAGTCTAATGCCATCTACGGTGCAAGCGATACCGTGCAGCCCGCCGCCTACTATGTGCACATCTGGCGCCGTGTGGCCTGAGAAAGGAGGTCTTGACTTATGAAAATCATTGACGAGAACGGTGCAGCCATTGAAAACCCTGACCTGACACTGGGCTACCTGACCGGCAGCACCGAAGAAGTCACCCACCCCGCCGTAGAGGGCGTGGAAGAGCAGTGGCACTGGGAGACCGTGACCGAGTATCCGAACGGCGGCAAGGATGTGCAGAAGGTCGTTGACCGCCCCGGCGTACCGGCACAGGAGGAATGGGTGGAACAGGTTCCCATCCAGAAGTACGTCCGCTACACCGCCGAAGAGCTGGCCGCGCAGGAGCAGGCGAAGAAAGATGCCGAAGCGCGAGCCAAGTTGCCTGAAACGGTGGCGGCGTTGCAAAAAGAAAACGAGATGCTCAAGCAATGCTTGCTTGAAATGAGCGAGATTGTTTATGCATAAAATCACACAAAAATTAGAAAGGATGGTACGTATGATGGCAATGTTATGGGCACAGGAAATCATGTCTGCTGAGACTATGGAGGGCGCAAAGGCTCTGTACGAGCGTTGCCCCCGCCTGCTGAAGGAGAAGGTCAAGGCAATTCTTATCAAGAGCGGCTTTGAGGAGATCGTACAGGAGGAGTAAGCGATGGAAAAACTTTTGGAATTTCTGGTGGGGCTGTTGAAGGTGCTCTTCTGCGGGAAAAGCGAAAGTCCTGCGCCGGAAACACCCAGAGAAACTCCCGTTGAGGAAGCCGTCACCGGCTGGGGGGGGG